AATCAATACAAAATCAAAACAAATCAATACAAAATCAAAACGGAATAGGAATAGGAAAAGGAATAGGAGAAGAAAATAAAGAAAGTGCTATCGCACCAAAGAAAAAGTTTTCTTTGCCCTCTCTCGAAGAAAGACAGAAGTCTTTTGCCGAAACAATAAGACCATACGTCGAGCAGTACGGCGAGACAATGTGCAATGACTTTTTTGCCTACTGGAGCGAACCAAATCGAAAAGGTGACAAAATGCGCTTTGAACTTGAAAAGACTTGGGAGGTTAGCAGACGTTTATCAACATGGAAAAGACGGGAGGAGGCAAAGCAATGAAAAAGCAAACATCAACTACTCCCATACAGGGGAGACTCATGCCTCAGGCACTTGATGCGGAAAGGGCTGTCATCGGTGCGTGTCTCATTGAACAAGATGCCTTCTCGCGCATCAGTGAGCTATTGAGGTCGGACTCGTTTTATGACACAAAGCACCAAATCATCTTCGGGGCGATTAAGCACCTCAACGATGCAGGAGAGCCAGTTGACTGCTTGACAGTCACAGATCGGCTTCAGAAGAACGGTGAACTTGGAAAGGCTGGCGGTGCATCGTATATAGGAGAGCTTAGCACAAGCATGCTATCATCTGCGCACATCGAGCTTCATGCAAGGATTGTGGCAGAGAAGGCGCAGCGTAGGCACATCATCGAGCATGCGCGTGATATCACGAATGAAGCCTTCGATGAGGCTTGTGACGTGGGAGAAATCCTTACCAGGTCACAGGATGAGCTGGCACGCATCAGCGGCTACAGCGCACAACGGTATTCTACGCTGGATGAGGTGATGGATGAGGTGGAACGTATCGTTGAAACAAACGCGAAGAGCGACACGCTGATTACGGGGATGAAAACGGGCTTCGGGTATCTTGACGAGAGAGGGGGGCTGCAGCCTGGGAACCTGATTGTTGTGGGCGCGGGATCATCTGTAGGAAAGACAAGCTTCTCGCTTGCTATTGCAGAGAACGCCTTGCAGAAGGGCGCGAGAATCGTCTTTTACAGCATGGAAATGACAAAAACTCAACTTGTGGCCCGGCTGCTTTCACGTTTCTCTGGGCTACAGGGAAACAGGATCCTGACGGCAAAGCTCTCGGATGACGATCGCGAAAAGCTCGGAATTGCCAAAAGAGAACTTTGTGGCCAGCACCTTCTCTTCGACGACAAATCATCCACCAGCTTTGACGATATTGCCTCAAGCATCCGCACCCTTGTCATAAAGCGTGGCGTGCAAGGTGCAGTCATTGACTTCCTGCAGATACTTCCCATAAACCAACAGCGCATAGACAGGGAGGCACAGTTGGCGGACATGGCGCGGAGGCTGAAGAACCTGGCCAATGATTTGGGCATCTGGATAGTCCTTCTCTCACAATTGAACCGAGACAGTTCCAAAAGTCCCATTGACCGGCTCAGGGGGTCTGGGCAAATCAACGAGGCCGCTGACATCGTACTTCTCATAGACAGGCCGGGGGTACGCGGTGAGAAATTCAAGAGGCCTTACGAGAACCTTGATCCGAACAAAATGGCTCTTGTGACGATAGGAAAAGGGCGAAACATCGGTGTTGGTGAATTCATCGTTGGCTTTGACCCTGTTACGACTTTCTTCTATGATGTGTCACAAGAGCAGCTCAAGCAGACTTGTGTTAAACCTTACAACGAAATTGCACCGTTTTAACATGATTACACTCAATAAATACCAACCCAAAATCCTCAGTTACATCAGACGGCGGTACAACCTCCACGAGTTGGACGGCATAAAGCGTTATTCGCTTCATATATCCGCACTATGGCGACAGCTTGATGACGCCTTGCCATCACTTAAGGAACAGCGAAAGCGTGGTAGGTGTTATTCATCATGCGAAGTTATTGCAGCGGACATGATATTGTTTCTATTAGGCTTTCTTCTCCAATGCGGATGCAGAGACGTGGAAAAGCTTCTCATGCGCCGGATGGATGAGAAAGACATCGTAGATCCCAGAAAGACAAGCAATGATGAAAAAGTATAACTCAAAAAATAATAAGATATGGCTGACATAAGAATCACCGACTTAGTTGCACCTGAAGCCTTTGAACAACTCAAGGGACTTCAGGCAGAAATGGTAAGAACAAAAGAGACGTTCTTGTCTATAATAAAGGAACTTGCAGAGCTGTCAAAAGTCAAGGTGTCCGGCTTTGCAGACATCGAGAAAATAAACCAGCGCACACAGGCTGCTTATGCACGTGCCGAAGAAGCCACAAAGCGGATTGCAGAGGTACAGCAACGTCAACAGGCGATTGTGGGGCAGACCACGAACGCCATCAGCAAGGAACTCGCGGAGATAGAGAAGGAGAACAGGGAGAAACGTGACTCCTTCACCATTGACAAGACTGCCCTCGATATGGCGAAGAGCATCATCGGCACCCGTGACCAGAACATCGAGCGACTTTCCAAACTGCAGGCACAGCTTAAATCTGTCACAGCCTCGCAGAAAGAACTTGATGAGGCTATGAGGAACGGCAAGATTTCCGAACAAGCAGCGGTACTGGCAGGCGTCCCTCTCATTGATCAGCAGAGGCAGCTGAAGGATAGCATCAGGGAACTTAACCTCGTGTTGAACAACCAGGACAAGGAACTGAATGCCGCAGAAGGCAGTTATCGGCAACTTTCTTTGCAGCTGGAACAGATGAAGATGGCTTACAAGAGCCTCAACGACGAAGAGAAAAACGGCGATATCGGCAAGACTCTTAGCGATGAGGCTGAAAGGCTTAACCGGCACCTCGTTGACATGGGGGCTTCTCTGGGCGAGTTTCAGCGGAATGTCGGCAATTACGCCATTGCCAACGGCGGGATGAAGAAGGAGCTGAAGGGAATGATTGAGGAACTTGCCTTGCTCACCATCCAGTACAGAAACCTGAGCGAAGCAGAGAGAGAAAGCGCACAAGGGAAGGAACTTGAGGCGAAGATTTCCGAAACCACACAAAAGGCGGCCGTCCTGAAAGATGCTATCGGGGACGTGAATCGCAGTATCAAGGAAAGTGCGGACGATGCCAGCAGCTTCAAGGCTGTTTCTGAGGGCATCCAGCTTGTCGTCAATGGCTTTGGCAGTGCCAAGGCTGCTGCATCCATCTTTGGGCTTGAGGAAGAAGACCTCTTGGCGGTGCAGACGAAGCTCCAGAGCGTGCTTGTGATGTCGAATGCCTTGCAGACCACACAGAACGCCTTGCAAAAAGAGTCCTCTCTCATGCTGGGTGTGCGACGCATCCAGGAACTTGCCGCAGCTCGTGCCATTGCCATACGGAACGCAACGGAGAAGAGCGGTGTAATCGTCACCAAGGCGGCGACAGTCGCACAGGCTGCTTTCAATGCAGTGGCAAACGCGAATCCATACGTTCTTCTGGCGACGGGCATCGGTTTGCTCATTGCCGCTTTGGTGGCTTTCACTCCCAAACAGAAGAGCGCGACAGAAGCCACGAAAGAAAGCCTGGATGCAACAAGGGACGCAATACAGGCAGCCAAGGAGCGTGCAGAGGCAGAGGCACAGCTTGCAGAGAAAGTCAGCCAGTCGGCAAGCGGTCAGATAGCAGCATTCCTGAAGTTACAGAGGAAGTGGAAAGAGTGTGGCGATGATCTGAGCAAGCAAAGGCAATTCATGGAGGACTACAAGGACGAAGTGAAACAGACGGGCTTCTCTGTCAATGACCTTACCGATGCGGAAAACCTCTTTGTCAAGAATTCCGACAACGTGATCAAATCCATCATGCTCAGGGCAAGGGCACAGGCGAACTACGAAATAGCCGTCGAGAAGCTGAAAAAGGGACTTCAAGACCTTGAAACAAAGTCCGTGAAAACTGGCGACTACTATACCAACGCATCTTATGAGAACTTGACACAACAGGAGCGAGATGCCCTGTCAAAGCGTTTCGGGAACAAGTGGAGCGTATCTGAAGAAAAAACAACCGTCATGCCAAACTACGGCACTGCCACAGGAGCAGCGGCTGCGGCATCATGGTCAAACCCTATCCACTACAAGTTAACCGATGAAGCAAAGCAGTATATCAACGACATGCGCCGTGATGAGGCTAAGGAATTGCATAAGTCCTATGTCTCCCACGTGGAAAAGCAGATGAACGAGGATGCAGAGCATTTTATCGACAATTATGAGAAACTGATGGATGAGGCGAACAACATCGTTTCCGGCAACGGGCTGAAGCTGGCAGGTGGAGATCCAGGAAGTGGCAAGGGACAGACTCATGTCGTCGACAAAGTGTCCGAAACAAAGAACCTGGAAGAGGTTCGGGATATCGTTCTCAAGGCAGAACGAGAAACCTTGAAAGACAAGCTTTCCATTGTGGAAAAAGGGAGTGAGGAAGCCTTGAGCGTCAGGAAGCATCTTGCAGAGGTGGAGCGAGACATTGAGCTATCTGTCTCAAAGAAAAACTTTGATGAACAGCTGGCGAAACTGGAAGAGTCCCTGAAACAGAAGACCGTCACTCAGGAAGACTACAATAAAGCAGTCGAGACGATCACAAACCAGCGCACACAGGCGGAGCTGATGGCAGAAGACACAAAGGACAAAGCCATAGAACAGGCACAGGAGGACTTTGCGAATGCGGAAATAGAACGCATCAGCGAAAGAGCCTCAACAGAGCAAGCGCTGAGAGACCGCTGGCTCGTGGAAGAACAGACTGCGACTGCAGAGCGTTACGCACAAGGCATCATTGACAAAGAAGAATACGAGAGGACACTTGTTGAACTTGAAAACGCTTACACTGTCAAGACTGTGGAAGCCACCATTGCAACGCTGGAGGAAGAGCTTTCCGTTGAGGCTCTGACAGACGAGAAGCGTGCAGAGATAGTCAAAGAACTTGCAGACGCAAAGGCTGACTTTGCCAAGAAAGTTGCTGACATATCCGTTTCAGAGATGGAGCGAGAGATGGATGAGGAACGGCGGTTAAGCGAGGAAAGGCAGAAGAACCTCAAGAAATGGGCACAGGTGGCAAGCCAAGCCATCGGGCGCGTCGGCAAGCTGATGGGTGCGCTATATGACGGGCTGCTGCAAAAGATCGACGAAGAGAAGGAGGCAAACCAGGCACACTATGACGAAGAGGTTGAACGCATCGATTCGCTGGCCGAACGCGGTGCCATCAGCACGGAAGAGGCAGAGGCAAGGAAGGCTGCAGCCGAAAAGAGGCATGCGGAGAAGGAGGAAGAACTGGAACGAAAGAAAACAGACATCGCCTATAAGAAAGCGGTGTGGGAGAAAGCCACCAGTGTTGCTGAGGCAAGCATCGCCACAGCCGTTGCCATCACAGAGGCATTGAAGACCGGCCCATGGATGGCGGCCATTGTTGCCGCTATGGGCGCGATACAGGTCGCCACCATTCTCGCTACACCTATCAAAGCTTACGCGAAGGGTACACCGAAAGAAGGGCACCAGGGAGGGCTCGCGGTTGTCGGCGATGGCGGTAAAAGGGAAATCATCATGTTCGGTGAAAAGGTTTGGGTGACTCCAGACACGCCTACACTTGTGGATTTGCCCAAAGGTGCGGTGGTGTACCCTGATGCCAATGATATGCCCGAAATTCCATTGCCGCTGTCAAATTCCCCCGCCATGCCTGAAACGGTCGTCGTGAGTGACTTCTCGGGGCTGGAGAAGAAACTTGACAAGGTTGCCAATAAGCAGATCAAGAACGCAAAGGAGATGACATGGGCGATGATACGCGAACAGAAAAGAGCCTCCTATGAGGCGGAATTTGATAAATACAGAAAAAGTAACTTGTAAACATGAAAAAATCAACATTAACTCCCAAGCAAGAAAGGTTTTGCCAGTTGTTCGTTGAACTGGGAAATGCGGCTGCAGCTTACCGAGAAGCTTTTGACACGCACACAACCAACGAAAGCATCATATATGCCAAAGCAAGCCACCTAAGAAAGAGGGGCAAGGTTGGGGCAAGGGTAGCCGAAATTTTGAAAGAGCGTTCGGATGCCTCAAAGCCCGATAGAAAGGCGGTTGAGGCGATGCTCATGGCGATTGTGATGTCTGACCCAATCGACCTATATCGATGGAGCGAGGAAAAGGGGGATTGGATAGCACGTCACGTTTGCGAACTCCCACGCAGTTTGCGTATAGCCATCAAGAGAATCAAGAGAGACAGGAAGGGTGCTGTCACAGTGGAGTTTGTCGGCAAGGTTGAGGCTGCAAGATTGCTGGCAAGCATGAACGGATGGATGCAACCGGCCGAAGTGATATTGAGCGGAGGCGGTGCGCCAGTACAGCATGACCTTCGAATAGGTTTTGATGTAGAGCATAATTTATGACCATCCTTTATAAACCGTGCCACCGCGTTGTGAAATGCGGTGGTGCTTTTGTATTCCATGGAGGTCAAAATGGAGGTCAAAAACGGTGAAATGTTAAAAAATAAAATGTATAACAAAAATGTTATATAAATATTTGGAATTGTAACAAAAAAGCCGTAACTTTGTAGTGTCTTAAAAATAAAGGAAGTATTAACAATTAAAACCAAATCAAAATGAACTGGAACGAAATGAGAAGGTTGGTCATCTCAAGGGGCTATGAGTTCGTCAAGCACGGGAAAAAGCATGACATCTACCGCCACAAGGAGAGAAAGGACATCTTATTGATTGAAAGACATTGGTCACAGGAGGTAAGACCGAATTTAATGAAGAAGATTTTAAGTCAGATAGGTGCTTAGCCTATCTGACAGCTCACGATAAATTGATTGTAAAACCTAAAATTCGAGAATCATGTTAGTATCAATAGAAAAACAGAATGACGGAACTTACATCGCCTACAACAAGGAAAGCGATGAGTTCACAGCACTTGGCACTGGCGACACCATTGCTGAGGCGAAAGAGGATTTCTTCAACAGCGTTGAGGAGATGAAGGAGGTGTACCAGGAGAACGGAGACGAGGTGCCTGCCGCTTTGATGGAAAAGCCCACCTTCAAATTCGATCTTGCATCCTTTTTTGAATATTACTCGTTCATCAATGTGACAACCTTTGCCAAGATGATAGGCATAAACAGCTCTTTGATGCGCCAGTACAAGAAGGGAAACACCTATATCTCAGATGCCCAGTTGGAGAAGATACAGACATTTGTAAACAACATGGGTACGGACTTTCAGGGCTTGCGCCTTGTGTGATAAAGTGCAGTCCAGTTCCTGCACTACTTCCTTTTTAAGACAACCGACTGGAGACCCCGGCACACGTGTCGGGGTTTTTATTTCCCTGTTTCTCTTTTGGGTGTTTTCTTTCCTTCGTGGATTCGGGAAGCTTGCTTTCATCATAGAGGCGTTTTCTGTCCCTCTGTTGCTGTCACTTTTCAAAAGTGGGTATTAGGCTACCCCCTTTTGCTGATTTTGTGATTTTTCCCGTATGCTTTCTGTCCCTTTGCAGGGCTTGTTTCTTTTCCCTTATGCACATGGAATCCATCAGGGAACGATGCTCCAAGACACTTCCCATTGGGAGCGGTACAAGTTACCGCACGAGGGAAGAAAGTCGCTCAGATGGCAAGAATGAACCTATTTTCGGGAAATCCGTCTTCTGTCCCCGTGACACTTGCACCATCAGACAGTCTTCTGCATGAACAGACGGGGATGAGCGGCGCGGGAGCCTCAACGGTGGAATACACCAATGAGGCATATTTGACAGCCCGAAATGAAAAAATCGCCTTCAAGACAAAAAAATGATACAGCCGGCGAACATTTTCTCATTCCCCTTGTAATCAAATCGAAAAAAATGCGTTACTTTGTCGCATCCTAAACTTCGAGCGGCCTCACAACGTGTTGGCCGAATGTGCTATAACACCCCTTTGCATGGTGGCGGTCATGGAAACATCCGCACAGCTCTCGAAGGCTGAGGACACCTAAACGAGGGGCTTTTTATATCCTAAACTTCGAGAATATGGAAAAATTGCTTACAAGAAATCTGGCGTGGCTCAATGGGCTGGCACACTTGTACTACAAGAACGAGGCAGATGCTGAAGACCTTGCCAGTGAGACCGTGTTGAGGCTCTGGCAGGCGAAAGATCGCTACGACGAGAAGCACGCATTCAGAAGCCTCGCCTACAAGGTGATGCAGAACATCTACATCAACCAGCTCAACAGAAGGAAGCGTGTCATCTTCGTTGACAGCGGACATTTACCTTTGAAAGGGACGTTTGCACAGGATGGCACAGATTCGCCAGTGTTGTCACGACAAATTGTCGAGACAGTCAGGAAGGAGGCTCAGAAAAGCGTCTGCATCAGACCCGTCATCATGTATGCCATCGGTTACTCCTATCAAGAAATCGCTGACATGACGAAAGTGCCGCTGGGAACAGTACAGAGACGCATTCACGATGGGAGAAAGAACCTGGAACGAGTATTAACCGCTTAACAACAAAACGCTATGGGACTTTACAGAAGGATCGAAAGAATGGAATCGAGACTCGAACGAATCGAGGCTCTTGTGACAAACCTCCACAAGTTAGTTCGCGGGGAGAAGGTGGATGCCCTCATTGACACCATGAGGGAAGAGGCTCTCCGTATGAGGGAAATGAGCAAACTTGAACGTGAACGCATTTGTGGCACAGCATGAAGAGAGTGAGGTGATTGCGATATTTGGGCTTTCACCTCACTTTTTTTCTCAAATCTTTTGTTTGGATGATATCTTTTCCATAACTTTGCATCGCAAAAATGACATACAGGGATTGCAAAAAGGGCTTAATCATGTTCCAATGTCCCCATATTGTCCCCACGATGTCATTCAAGCACACCACATCTATTTATTTTTCAAATAGATAGAAAAAATCGGGGATGACTGGATTTGACAGCAAGATGAGGTGGTACGTAAGCATGCAGAGAGTCGATGCCCCTCTCTCAAATCTCAGACATCAAAGAATTAATTGGCGAAACTCGTTACGCTCTCGCTGCCTAATCGAAGCATAGTAGAT